CATTGCCCCATCCAATCCGGGCAACGCATCGAAGGATGCCAGCGACCCAGCTGCCGGGGTTGGTCCAGTCAGGCTGTTGCTTCCGAAGAACCCGCCAAGCATATTCGCCAGAGGACCGATGATCGCCTTCTGGATCGCGATCTTCGCGAGTGCCGCGATGATTTGCTTCGACACATCCTCGAACACGTCGCCGAGGGATTTCGCCCCAGTGATTGCGTCAGCGAGACCGTCATTAAGATCACCGAGGCCGTCGACGGCAACCTTCTGCAGCGCCTCATTCATCTCGTCGGCGCTTTTGGGGATGCTGTTGATGTAGTCGCCCAGAGGCCCTTGGTTCTGACGGATCGTAGCTGTGCGCTGGAGGCCATAGACTTGAGTGAGGGCCTTCTTCCGGGCCTCAGCGTCGCTGATCTGGGCTTTGGTCGAATCCTTCGACGCGATGATGTAATCCTGCTGCGCGATCTGGCTTTGGTAGGAGAGGTCGAGCAGCTGGAGTTCGATCTTGAGACGCTGCTTTGCCGTCGTCGCCAATGCCTCTTGCGCTTTGAGGACATCAGACTGGTTATCGTTCTCAGCCTGGGCGGAGGTGAACGCCTGCTGTTGCTGCTTGGCGATGAGCTCGCGGCCGATCGCGTCGTCCTTCAGCGCAGCGATCTTGCGCTCGTAGCCTTCAAGCTCGTCCTTCTGGGCGCGAGAATATTTCTCGTTCGTCTCAATCGACTGGATCCGGGCATCGGTTTCGATCTGCAACTGTTGCCGCTGGAGGCTGGCCTGCTCGACGATATCCGGGGTCAGCGCCTCTTGGGCCGATAGGTATTCGGAACGGGTCCGGCCGAGATCGGCATCATAGGCTCGTTGATCGGCCAATTCTTTCTTGCGCTGCTGCTCCGCCTCCCGCGCCGCCTTCTCCGCCGCGGCTTTCGCCTTTGCAGCGGCCGATCGGTCCGCCGGCGTCTGACCGCCGCCAGAAGCCTTGAAGCCCGTGACGCCAGGCGTGGTAGTCTTCGCGGTATCGCGCGCTTGCTGGAACAGCTTATCCTGACGAATGGCTTCTTGCGCAGCGGCGTCGACCTGGCCCTGATTGAAACCCCGATTTTTTAGATCGTTATACTTCGCCAAAGCCGTTCGAAGCTGCTGCTGGCGGTACTTCGGATCCGCATTAGAATCGGACACGATCTGCTGCAATTTGTCGCCGCCGATGATGCCTGCGCCAGCGCCGACTACGGCGCCGATCGGCCCTCCGAAGCGCAATCCGATGCCGCCACCGAGCAGGCCGAGCACCAGCTGGGGATTGGAGTTGATGAACTTGATCATCAACGGGATCAGCCGCTCGAGGGAATCGGCGAATGTGTAGATGGCCTTGGCATTGTCGGCGACGACCGAGGCGATGTCGGCGCTCATGACCTGCTTGAGCTCGCTCAGCTTGTCAGCAGCTGCATCGGCATTCTGGATCTGGCTGTCCGACAGGACGAGGCCCAGATCCTGCGCCGCCTGCTTCAGCTGGTTGATGGCGTCGCCGCCGCCAGAGAGCATGGTGTCGAGTTTCTGGCCGGTCTTTCCGAAAAGCTCCACCTCGAGCCTTGCGCGCTTGGTGGGGTCCGGGATCTTGGCGAGGGCATCAGCGATCAGCGGGATCGCATCGCCCGCCGTGCCTGCCGACTTGAGGATGTCTTTCCCGAGGATGCTGCTCAGTTCCCGGAAGGCATCGGCCGGCTTCTGGATGCCGTCGCGAGCCTGACCCATTGTGACCGTGAGCTTCGCGAGCCCCTTGTCCATCTCTTCCTGAGAGATGCCCACCTGGCTGGCGATGTATCGATAGGTCTGCAGATCCTTCGACGTGACGCCGAGTTGCTGGGACACCTCGTCGAGCGATGACGCGTAATCGAGCGCCCGCTTGCCAAGATCGAACAGAGCCTTCGCCGTCGCCGCGCCGCCGAGTGCGATGATCGCGTTCTTGAGGCTGATGGCCGAGCCGACTGGGGCGCGAAGGGCGTCGCCGATCCTCTGCCCGAGGCGCTCGGCGCGCTTCTCTGCATCCGAAGCTCCCGTATCGAACGCCGCAGTATCAAGGCCGAGCGACACCCTTAGGGCGCCAATCAAGGATGCCGGCATAGCCTACGGTCCTTTCGTCACGGCGACCCATGCATTCATGGAGGCGGCGATCTCTGCGTCCGACATGGCGCGCGGCCTCGGATCGCTCTCCCCGGCGAGTTTACGGACGCTCGGGGCTTTGCTCGGATTGGCCTGGGCAAGCCATCCGGTCATCTTGGCGAGCCACGCGCGGGAGCGGTGTGCGCGCTTCTCGCGCTCGAAACAGCCGAGCATCACTGAGCGAAAGGTGCGCGGCGTCTGGGTCCAGAACTGGTCGGGCGGAAAGCCTGCCGCCGACCACTCCTCAAGAAGGACTAGCCAGCCGCCGCGACCGGAGGGCGCGCATCTGCATCGCCGCCTCCGGTTTCGCCGCTGTCTTCGGCAGGGAACGCCGCGGCAAGAGCTTCGCGCGCATAGCCCAGCGCAACCTTGATGGTCAGCGCCTGCACGATGTCGCCCGCCTGTGCGACGGTCATGCTCTTCTCGCCGAGGCCGGCCCAGAACAGCGCGCGCACCGTCGTGATGCTCGGATTAAACTGGAGCTCGGTCGCGATATCGAGAGCGGTCTTCTTGAGATGGTCCTCGAGCATGCAGATGGCATTGATGCCCAACTGCAGCCGATAGGCCTTCTCGCCGCACTCGAAGGCGACGATACCGTCAGGGGTAGCCATGTTTAGCTACCGATGACCGTCGGATCCACCGACGTCTCTTCGCGGGTGACGGCGCCGAGCACCTCGATCGTGATGGTCGCGGTCATGCGATCATCGACCGGGTTGGCCGGCTCGTAATTCGACACGGCGCCCGTGAAGGTGAACATGACGCCGCCGGGCGGGACGACACGCATGACGCGCGCGAGGCCGTCGGCATAGGCCTGGGCGAGCAGCTCATCGGTCGGCGAGCCCGGGATCCAGTTGATCGTCCAGGACATGTTGCCCGGATCGATCAGGCCGAGGATGTACTCCCGGGTCTGGCCCGGGCTCTCGTAATGCGTGGCCTCCTGCTTGGCGCGTGCCCCGCTGGGCGGGGGGGCGCTGGTCACCTCGCCAAGCTTGGTCAGCGCGGCCGAGGCTGGCAGCGCCTGCATATAGCCTCGGGTCCCATAACCCAGGGTCGCTTCGGTCATTGTTCGCTCCTCAGGTGATAGGCGCCGACCACACCCTCAGGTCGACGCGGGTACGGAACACAGTGGATGTGCCGATGCTCGAGACCGTGGCGGTCTCCGTGGTGTCTTGGCTGTCGTTGACGAAGGACTGTTCGAAGCGGATGCCGTCCATGCGGACCGCGGGAAGAATGGCGGGCAGGGCGGTCTTCTTGATCGCGACCGTGGTTGCCCGGTCGATGGCCCAGATATCCATCTGCACGAGCGTGCTGCGCAGGACCTGGGGGCCTTCATAGGTCTGTTCGTCCGGGTCGGTGATCACTTGCAGGGTAATCGCCGGAAGCGGCTTGCCGGCAGGCCTCAGGTCCCAATCCACGCGATTGGACACGAGTGCAGCCATTCCGTCTCCCGTCAGCAGACGGGAGCGGAGAGCCTGATACATGTCCATCCGCTATCCCTTGGCTGCGAGCCGCGCTGCCTTCCTGGCGAGCCTATCGGCTGCGGCTTTGATCTCCGTCCACAGACTGGTCTGGATGATCTCCAGCGCCTTGCCCTGTGTTCCCTCCCATGCCGGGCGGCCGAACGGCTGCGCGGCCTGGTCGTAGTTGCCGAATTCCTGCTGAACCGCCGCGGGGTCACCGCCCGGACCGGCAAACATGACGATCGACGCCTTGCCGTCCTTATCCTCTGCGCGCTGCAATCGAGATTGTCGGCGAGTGAGCTTGGTCCCAATGCCGCCGCTGCGCGCGAGAGCGCCGGTGTCCTTTGGCGCCAGCTGCCGCCAGCGTTGATCGAACGGCTGCAATGCCTGGCGCGCGACCCGGCGAAGCACGTTCTTGCCGGTCGCCTTCGGGAGTTCGCGCAAGGCGGCTTCGCAGTCGCTGAGTCCCTCGACCTTCACAGTGAACTTCATGCTGCGGGCTCCGCGTCGATGCGAACTGTCGCGGCGATCTCGATCGCGTCTCGTCGACCGATCTCGATCACGCTCGCAATGTCGAACATCCGACCGGCTTCGCCCTTCGGATATCGTACCTTGTCCTTCGGATTGAGCCCCGTCGGAGCATTCGGATCGAGGGCCGATTGCCAGCGAATCCGAAACACCATTGGTGCGTCCGCAGCAGTCTGCGCGCTCTGCAATCTCTCCTGACCAGGCGCCGGGCGCAGCTTCGCCGCCACCGTTTTCCACACGGCGAGGTCACCCGGGTGTGTCGTATAGCCGTCATCGACGTCCGGGCCCGCCCGCATGATCTCGATGACCTTGTCGAGCTCGCGCGCCTTCATGCGAACGCTGGATCCCATTGGCGTCCGAGCAGAGCGATGACAGCAGGCGAGATCGGATTGGAAGCCTCGTCATCGTAAAGCGATCGCAGCGCGAGAATGATCGACGCCTTGACCGAGAAGGGGACCGTATCTGAGGTCCATTTGTTGGCCGGGACCTTGCAGTAATCCAGGATGATGCCGGTCGCCATGTCGAGCTTCAGCTGGACATCATCATCATGATCGGTGTCATCGATGCGCAGGTCCGCCTTCGCCTGCTCGATCGTCACGAGAGCCATGTCATTTGCTCCCGGCATCGCGACCATCGCGACCGCGCTTGACGGCGAGGCGCCAGCCGCCTTCGGGATCATCAGGCTTTGCGGAGGTATCGCGCTGCGCCGTCCAGATCGATCCGGCCCACGTCACGGTATCGCCAGATTTGAACTCGCCGGGCTTCCAGACACCGCGGTCGATCATCACGGGGAATTCGAGCTCGTATTCCTCGCGCACATCGCCTTGGCCAAACGACATGATGATGGTGCGCCCGTCATCGGCCTGCGTGACGTCGAAATGCTCCAGCGAGAAGCCGGCCGGACCACGCTCACCATCGCGGCCATCGGTTCCGTCGCGCCCGTCGACGCCATCCTTGCCGACAATCACTCCAAGGCTCTTCGTCGTCCCATCCGACAGCGACAAGACGAGACTACCATCGCGCTCGATATGAGCATTGATCAGGCTGGCCCCATCCTTGCCGTCGGTGCCATCGACGCCATCCTTTCCATCGATGCCATCGCGCCCTTCAGCGCCGGGATTTCCGTCTTGGCCGTCGGTGCCATCGCGTCCATCGATGCCATCCTTGCCGTCCGCCCCATTGGATCCATCGAGGCCCGGCGCGCCAGGATCACCATCCTTGCCGTCAGCGCCATCTTTCCCATCGATTCCGTCGCGGCCATCTTTCCCATCGGCACCATCCTTGCCGACCACAACACCGAGCTCGCGAGCCGTACCGTCGCTAAGCGTGATGATCAGGACGCCGTCGCGATCGATCATGGCGCCGGCGAGACCGATCCCATCCTTGCCGTCACGGCCGTCCTCACCCTTCAGACCGGGCTCACCATCCTCGCCTTTCTCGCCGCGCTCCGACTGCCGAGCCTCGAGCTCCTCGATGCGCTTCAGCAAAGGAGCGGTTGCGCGATCGACATATCCCTTGACGATACCGACCATCTCTTCGCCGAAAGCCTTGCCGTCGAACATCAGGCCAGTCCCTTTCGGATCGCGGCGATCGCCTCGATCCGAA